ATTTTTAATGTAAGGCATACCCTAACCTTATAGACCTGTAGAGAGCCATCACCTCTAGATACACTACAATTCTTTGAGTAGTTTTATATCTTACTCAGGATAAACTCGTAAACAGCTTTATATGTCTGGATAGCTCACTTATCGTAGCTCATAGACCCTTTGGGCATCTCTACTTTAATACTGTTTAACCCCCTACTTTGCTTTATTCTCTAGAAGTTCAAGATACCTAGTTTCTGCTGCTCCGCCATTAGAAACAATGTTGTTATCAACTAGGTATTTGTATGTACTTAACACACAATTCATTCTGCTTTTTTCAGAATGTTTGTTGATACCATTTCTCACTTTATGGTCGTGATGACCTCTCGTGCTTACCATAATTATCCTTTTAATTAAATTAGTACGCCCTTATAAGCCTATATGATACTATTATAGCACCATATAGACTATACTTACAGTAAAAAAAAGGAAATGATAGTGTCCGTAGCTTGCGTATGCTACTATCATTTCCCGCAGGTACCTGCTACTAGCCTAATGGCATAGGAATGGAATTCCTAAGCACTATGGGCTTGTAGTAGGCGACTTGCGATGCTGGAAGCTCATCAGTACTTTCGTACTGTGTGGGCTCACCAGACAATCGGTAGTCGACACCTTCCTGCACGTTGAGAACTTGCTCAAGCTTCTGAGAAGCTTTGGCAATCTTCGCTACGTTCGTCGCTGTGATAACAGTTGGGAACGTACGCTCAACTTGCAGAGTGCGAACCTTGAGGTTAGACGTGTAAACAATCTTACCAGATTGGTCACGGTTAGGCTCAAATTCGCCTCGGAAGGTGGTGCCTGCTGCAGTATTGCTGTATGTAGCATCATCGACGATGTTGCTCGATACAGTTGTATTGCTATCAGCCATAAGGTACACCTTTGTGTTGATTGTGATACAAGTACACTACTGTAGTCTTCTTGCAGAAGAAAGAAGGGGGTTAACTTGCTTAACACAACAAGAAATTCAACGAGTGATGGTACCCCCACCGTGAATTTCGAAGGGGTGTAGCAACCTGTATATCTCGTAACCCCAATCTAAAATAATTTTTGGGAAAAAAGGGGTGTAGGATTCTATACCTTGATCTAAAATATTTTTTTTATTTTTTTTTAAAAATCCTTATGTAGTGCAATAGTAACACTTATCAAAAAAGCTGTAAAGCTTTACTTGATTATTGCATCTAGTAGTTATTATTATATAAATTATAAGCAAAAAGAAAGTGATTTCTTCTTAGTTAAGCTTTTGGCTTTAAATGCGATACAATACACCAGATTACAAACCAAAGAAACAGGGTAAAAAGACCTCTCAAGGTAGTAGTACCCTAACAAAATACTCTCACAAAGGCTCTAAGAAGCGTTATATCAAGAGATACAGAGGTCAGGGTAGATAGGAGAATTTTATTGTCTGGTTTGAATATTAATGACTATATTAAGAGTGATGAATCGTTGAATTATCAAAAGATTTATAAAGATATGGAAGAAATAACGGGATTCATGGCTCAGACAAGAAGAGAAGATCATTACCATAGAGTCGTCGGGCTCTTCGAGAGTCTTAATAATGGCGAAATCTCGCACAATGCGAGCGTTAATGCTGATGTTGATGAAGTACCGTTTTAGAGGGGCCCCTCTGTTTTTTCCTTTGGAGAAATGGGCTACGAATAATACCATGAATGTAAGGATAAAAGGGTATGATGGAAGTTTATATGGAATACGGTGCGATTGGCATAATAGTATCATTATTTGTAATGATGATTATGAACCTAATCAAGAGCCAAAAGATACAAAATGAAGATTTAGACAAGATAAGAGTTGATATTGGGAGAATTGAAGGTACAATTGAAAACTGTGAGTCGATTATATTAAAGATGTTAGACCGCTGGAATAAGTCTGATGATACTAGTCAGAGACATCGAGAAGATATCATTAAAGAATTGAACGATGTGACCGATGATCTGGCTTATTTAAAAGGTAGAATTAACGGGAGGCAGCAATAGTGAAATTTAGAGATTTAGTAGAGGGGATTCTTGCTAGAGAGGGTGGATATGTTAATCATCCTAATGATCCTGGTGGAGAAACTAAGTATGGCATAGCCAAGCGTAGTCATCCTAAGGAGAATATAAAGAATCTTACCAAGAGAAGAGCTATTGAGATATATGAGAAGAGTTATTGGAATCCTTCTAAGGCTTCCTCTCTTCCAGGCTGCTTACAAGAGACATATTTTGATATGGTAGTCAATATGGGACAGCGTAGAGCTGTAAAGATTTTACAGAAGGCTTGTAATTCAAAAGGATGCAAGTTAGTAGTCGATGGTCTAATAGGTAGGAATACTATTAGAGAATCAAAGAAAATTGATGATTCTAGGTTAAAAGTGTATAGAATACTGTACTATACTGACCTAGTAAGTAGAAAGCCTAAGCTGGCTGATTTTATTGTCGGTTGGATTAGAAGAGCAATGGAAACCTAAAGGAGTCAAAAATGGCTAAAGAAAAGAAAGCAGCTAAAACCGTAAAAAAAGCTGCAAAGAAAGTTAAAGAAGAAGCCCCTAAAGTTGTGCGTGGTGCATATACTCAAAGAGGCAAGTAACTTTTATTTGTGAGATACGAAATAGTATCTGGAAAAGAATACCCAGTTTATTCACGAGATGAGGCGGATGAGCTGGGTTTGTCGTATAAGCACCCTTTTGATGTTTTAGAGGGTGAATATGGTGTTTCATCTGACAATGAGGTCGGGATATGCCTAAAGAAAAGTGCGATGAAAAGTGGGGCTTATAAGGTGAAATACCCTTGGGGCCCATCATTTATACGTTCAAGTGGTGATAATGTTAAATCCGCTGGGAGAATGAATAATTATACAGCCAGCGGGAAGAACGATGTAAGAAAACATATAAAGAATCGTGATGATTATCAAAAATTAGCACACTTAATGGCACAGCCTGGGATGACAAAGGCCGCTGCTATCAACATGGTATATGGTCATTTACCAGATACAAAAAGATATTCAATAAGAAAAACAATGAGAACGGAGGTTTTCAGAAAGATGACTAAAGACGAACTTGATAAGATAGTTGAAGAATACCCAATTGGGAAATTAGATACTGCCAGAGCACTTGCAGCTGTTCTAGATAAAGTGATGAATTGGGATGGAGATGGTATGGGCAAAGAGGGTGACCCAAAGACAGCTATGACCGTATTAGATAAATTAATGGATATGAATGATATGAAGGGGAAGGGGAATAGAATTGTTACTACCCAGCAGATCGAAGCTTCTACGGTAGAGAGTCAACTAGCAGATATCAAGGAAAAGAAAAAACTATTCAAAGCAACGCAAACGGAGGAGAAGCATGGGTTGGAACAGACAACAGAAAAAAAAGAAGAAAGTAAGCAAGAGGAAGCGTAAAAATGGAAGCAATAGTCCAAAAAGGACTAACAAAAAATATTAACTATGAATCAGCATACGCTCTCGATAAGGAAAGGAAAGAGTTTGAGAGAGATATTGGATGGTTTGGGAAATATTGTTTTCCGACTGCACTGGCTAAGGATACACCATCTTTTCATAGGGATATATATAAAAATTTAAAAGATGATAGTACAAAGCGTGTACTTATTGCAGCCCCTAGAGGAACTGCTAAGAGTACAGTGTGCTCACTTATCTTTCCTCTTTACAAGATAGCATATAAAAAACCAGACGAGGATTTATTTATTGTTGTTGTTTCTGAGTCTCAAGCTCAGTCAGTAAACTTCTTATCAAGGATTAAGTACCACTTAGAGCATAGTGATAATTTTAGACAGATATTTGGAGACTTCAGTTCTAAGACTGCAAAAAGATGGACTGGTGCAGATATCATATTAAGAAATGGTACCCGTATCGTTGCTGTTGGTACTGGACAGAGGGTTCGTGGATTTATTGAGGGTGATACGAGACCTAATGTTATCATTGTTGATGACTTTGAATCTGAGCTAAATGCTTTTACTCCTGAGGGTAGGACTAAGAATAGGAAGTGGATGACAGAAGCAGTGATACCATCATTATCAGACGATGGTAGAATAATTATGATTGGTACTGTGATTTCTGAAGATTGTTTCTTATATTGGGCTAAAGATAGTCCTGCTTGGGAGACATTATGGTACAGTATATGGGATGACGATGAGAAGAGTATATGGCCCGAAAGGTTTCCGAAAGATAGAATTTTACAGATAAAAAGTGAGTTTGAGAGCGTTGGTAATATCAATGGATTTTACCAAGAATACATGAATATAGCTCAATCTCCAGACGATGCTCCATTTAAGCCTGACTATATTCATTTACATCATTATGACTTTGAAAGAATAAACAGCCAACCTTGTTTGGTAAGGGAAGTTGGAGATGAAAAGAAAATTATACCAGTCGAACTCTACACTGGAGTCGATCCTGCATCTAGTCTTAGTGCCCGTGCTGACTATTTTGTTATTGCTACCGTTGCTATTGATGCTGATAATAATAAGTACGTTATCGACATTTTTAGGAAAAGGCTCGATCCTGCGAAACAACCTCAAAAGATTATTGATATTTATGAAAGATTCCATCCAAAAAGAATGAAAATTGAAACTGTTGCATACCAAGAAGCGTTAAGAAGTGCAACAAGAGCATTGATGCTCGAAAAGAACTTATATATACCAGGATTAGAGAAAGGCGTGAAACCAAGGAATCGAAAGAGCGAAAGGTTACTATCACTAGTACCATTCTTTGCAAAAGGAGAGTTCTTCTTTAGACCACAAGACTTGACAGCACAGCAAGAGTTCTTATCTTATCCAAGAGGTAAGAATGATGACATCATGGATGCGGTATGGACAGCACTTGAAGGATCAAGGCCTTGTAGGGTAAAAAGGGATGAATTTGACCCTAAAGCAGAAGTTGAAGTAAAAAGCAATAAACTACTTGACTGGTTAACTATGTAAGTGTTAATATTAAATGATGGCTTACAGTTCAAAATCACAGAAATCGGGCAAAAAACTCGTAGAAGAAACGCATGATG